TTACTTGCTACTACTAACTGAGCAGTATCAGTTATAGCAGTAGTAGTAGCTACAGAATCCACAACTTCTACATGGATTACGTCTCCTACTTCAACCATAGTTGAAACATCGTTAAAGTAACCTGATGTATCCATTGTAGCCAAGCTATCAGTGGTTTTATAAGAGAAGTGCTGTGGTGCTACTCCTCTCTTTGCGTTAGACCCAATCGGGCTAAAATTAGTTTTTGAAAAAGCCATTGTCTTTATCCTTTAAATTAAATTAATATTATGCTTCAAAAGTAAGTACTTCTATGATTCCAGCAGAATCAATTCCTACTGAACCAGCTGAGAAAATACCATTAACCAACCATGAAGTTTTTTCCGAAATGTAATTAATTTCAGTTCTCATGTCGATTCCTACTGCAAGACCTAAAGCTTGTTTATGATAAGCAAAGTTCTTTCTAATATTAGATGTTAGATCAAGACCTCCTTCGTCACGATCTTCAATCATAACGAATTTAAATCCTAACCATGTATCTATTTCACCATTAACTAAGGCTTTTATAGAATTAAAATCAGAAGATGTTGCGTTAGTTTCACCTAATAATTGCTCTAGTCCTATAGCTCCATGAACGAATACACGATCAGTTGCAGGAACACCAGCAGCATCCATTAATCTTTTAGCTCTTCTTAGTTTAGCAGTATTAAGACCAGAATCAGTACCTCCGATATTATCACTTACTTGAGTAGCAGAAGCACCAGCATCAGCAGCATCCAATAATAATTGATCCATTCTACGACCCATTGCAGAAGCAATAGCCATTTTAAGCTCTTTCCTTTCATCAAAATTGATTTTCTGTAAATCATAAATATCAGAATATTCAGGAGCCGACCAATCCTCTAGAGTTGCAGTAGCATTAGAATGCTGTACATTCATTGGCACTACGTCTGTTTGTGGTATTCTAGGTTGAGCTAATCCTTTTCCTAGTTTAGGAAAACGATGAGTTGAACCAACTACACCGGTTTTAGTTCTTACAGTGCCGAACAATTTTGCAGCACCTTGATAAGCTTGTTTTACTTCAGCATCAAACTGAGCAATAAAAGCTGTTGATATACTTGTAGACATTTTTTTACTTTAAAAATTATTAACACAAAATACTTTCGTACAATTGAGCTAATAATTTCAAAGGTCGCTTGATGCGATAGGCTTCTCAATCACTAGGATTGTTACTTCATGATCCCTTCATGCGCAGGCTATATATATTATAAGGTTTGAATCAGTGAGCTTATAATATATATAATTATTACAGATTAAATAAGGCCAGAATACTTGTCAAGTTTTTTATGTAGTAGTTTCGAAATACTCTTTAACTTGTTTATGAACCTTAGCATCTCCATTTTGATAAGCTTCAGAAGCAATCATATTATCAATTTCCGCTCTTGATGGCAAACCATCGGTTACAGTTGTTTTAACTGGAATACCAGACTCACCCGTTAAAGATCTTATTTTCATTAATACGGCCATAGATGCAGCATCTGTTGCCATATTCTCATAAACTGGCAATTCATCTTTTGATAGAATACCTTTATTTATTAGACTATCTCCCCAGTTAACAAGACTTTGCATTATTTGAGTGCCATCTTTACCAAGTTTTGCAAGTTCTTGTTCTTTGTATTGTTCATATTCAGCTTTTGCCTCTTCTTCGCTTAATTCTTTATTTTGTGATATAACCCCCTTTTCATTTAAAGCAGGCATTAATTTAGACATAAAGTCCCCAAATTTATCCTTTGTTAATCCCGCTTCTAGAGCCTTTTCTTTTATAAGATTAGTCACCTCTCCATCCTCAGGCAAAATCTCATTCAATGATTCATCAAGTACATATTCTTTTATATCTTTTGGTGGTTTTGTCTCTCCTTTTTCAGATAGCTTACGTCTTAAACCTAGAGCTTTCTCTTGTTCCTTCTTATAAGCATTTAATAAATCATCTTGTTTAATAGATTTTTTCTCATCATCCCATAAAGAATCGTCTAATCCTTCTGGCTTCTCTGGAGTCTCTGGTTCTTCTTGAGATTTAGTATATTCCTCCTCTTCAACCTCATCAATGGTTTTTTCTTCTTTCTCCGCCTCCATTCCTTCTAATAAATTTTCTTTCATTTTTTACCTTTAATTAAATTAATACGATCAACAATATTACGAACTATAGAATTTTGCCCTTCTCTAACAAAGGCATGCTGTACTACTGATACCCCATCAAGTTGACCCCCACCTGGGATCCATGTTGGCTGATCTATAGTACATTTTCTTAAATGCTCTAATACTTTTTTTCCTGTTGGAGTTGAAAAACAAATAGAATATTGTTTATTTAATTCCTGTTGTGCAGCTTGGTTCTTTTTTAAATCCGCTTCGTTCTCTGCATCAATAGCATCCTGACCCCACGGGGATAAATCCTTTGTCATAAGCCTTCCTTAATTCTTCCTTTTAAGCTTCTTGTGGAGCTCCTTCTTGAGTTGCAACAGCTTCAACCAGTGATTGTTTTAGCGTGTCTTTCTCATCTTCACTTCTAATCATAGAAGCTGGAACTCCTAATTTGTCTGCTACAATAACAGCTAATTCCTCTGTTTTCAAGGTTAATTGTGTTAATTGTCCTGTAGGATCTATAGATTTTAATATTTGATCTGTTTGTACAATTCCATTAACTTCTTCTATAGCCTCAGTTCTTGCAATTGGGGATAGAATCTGTGTAGTAACTGCAATATTATCAATCTTGATTCCCCCACCTAGCTTGATAAGCCCTTTGTTTTCCAGTATTTGAATAATTCTTTGTAGTAATGGTTGAACAAATTCAAATATTAATCTACCAAAAGCTGCACCAGTATCAACTTGTAGTTGTTTCATTCTTTCTACAATTTCAGTAGCACTTCTTACTGGTCCTGCATCTGGTGGCAATCTATCATTTAATAATAATGTATTAATTTGTTGCTTTAAATCTTCAAACATAAAATTCTGTGCATTAAAATCACCTGTTCTTGGCAATGCAGCTATAGACGGCCCATTAGGTCCAGCATTTCTAGCTACAGGAATTAAAGCATTAGGTTGTATCTTTATAGTATCAACATTAGTTATTCCATCGTCTGTAACCGTATAAGCTCCAAATATATTTAATTGAGCTGATCTTAAATTTAATTCTTTTCCTTTATTTAATTCTTTTAAGTCTGGTAATGCTTGTAATAAAGGTCCTCTTCCAAATACTTCACCGGCAACTTTTGACCATCTTACTATTATCCATGGATTAGTTTCAAATGTTCTTTCTACTATTCTATGTTCTTTATTATAGATAATTTCATATCTCCAGATCTTATCTTCTTCATCTAAATAAGTTATTTCTTTAAATTCAACTTCTTTTTCTGGATCATCTTTTATCAAATCAAGTAACTCATTTGTTGGCTTAACATCTGGCCATGTAGCAAATATTCCTCTTGCTGCAACTTTATGTTTTCTGAATATCCCATTTATTTGCCCGTTCTCCCCTTCATCTAAAGCTAATTCACTTGTGGGTACTGATATAAATTTAATAGGTTTCTCATCATCCCCTTCTAATACAAGCATGGCTCCTGTGCCTACAGCTAAATCATAATACATTTCCCCTACAGCTACAGCAAAGTTAGATCCATTAATAAAAGAAAAAGTTGTCTCTGTTACTTCCTTTAAAATTCTATTAATCTCAATCTTTATAGAATCGTCTATTGCTGGACCGGCTTTAAGTTCAGCCCATGTAGTGAATGGTGGAGTTAAAGAGGATTGCATTCTATTAACAAAACCATTTAAAGCAGATATACCAGAGGAGCTATAAACCTTCTCCATCTTATTAGATCCTTGACTAAATGTAGTCCAGAGGTTTCTTTGTGGTAATGCTAATTCATATGCACTTTCAAATAGAGCTTTATATTGCATTTGAATACCCTCTGCTGCATCTATTCTTCTATTTAGTTTTTGTAGGCTTAATTGTGTCATTATTTCCAATAATTATTTACCCATCCATCAACTTGGTGGGGCTTAGGTTTACCATGAAATACCACTATTTTAGTTTGTGGGTTAAATTTCTCTGCTAATTTATTAGCCTTATAACTTTGTACATCTATTTTACCAAATGTATTAACCTCGCTTTCATCTAATACTTCACTTATTAGATCCTGATCCCCTTTTAGTCTTACCATATCAGAGGGTTTAAACTTGGTATATATTTTATTCCATTTTCCCATTTCCCAAATCATAATACTTGAATTATATGTTGGCCTCCACCAATCGTCAATAATCGTAAATTTCTTTGTATCTGCTTCCTTAACTATTTTATCTAATTTATTTGTTATCACTACATCTAGATCAAGATATAAAGCCTTCCCTTGAAAAGAATCCTCTAATTGAGGTACAAATAATGATAACTTGCACCATGAATCAATTATTGCAACTGGTGCTTGTATAAATTGTATTCCTTCTATTTTATGTAAATGCGGTTTGTCTGTAAGGCAAATGAATTGATGATCAAGAGTTAGATTCTCTTTTACCATATTATGAAGCTTGGTTACATATTCTAATGAATATTTATTACCTACCCATAAACAAAATACATTGATCATAATCTATCCTAGTAATTGTTTCTGTCCTAATTGTGTTTGTGCGGGAACGCCTGTTTCTCTTCCTGTAATTAAGCTTCTTTTTCCTGCTCTTCTTCCTGCTGTTGCTCTTAATCTTCCCCCTACTCTTCTAGCTGTTTGTGCTTCTTGCGCACCTACTATAGCTTCTTGTTTCTGTTGTCTTGCTTCCTCTTTTGAGATAAGGCTTTGTTGTCTTGCTTCTGCCTTTTTAGCAGTTCTTCTCTGTTGTACTACTGATGCTGTTGTTGCTGCTGCTGTTGTTGCAGTTAAAACTACAGCTGCAGTTGCTGGATCTCTGTTGACACAATCAAAGCCGGTAAATCTGTTTTTTAATTTTTTCATTTACAGAATTTTTATATAATTAAAACAATTTCCGCCTTTCATGAATCCTAACGTAACATATTGTTTTTCTAATATCAAATTATTATTAAACACTGACATAACATATTTCGCGTTATAAGTGTCTTTTGCTTCTTTGCATATATGTTCAATAAGTATCTGCAATGCTTCTGGATTTCGTGCTTTTGGATCTCCTATAATCCAATCCAATAAATGTACTTTACTATTAGATACATACAACCACGCTGCATATAATCTTTTAATATCATCCTCTATTATATATCCTGTTTCTGGGAATATATCAAAAGGCGGACACTGAAAACCTTGGTGTTTTCTTGCAACATACCATTTCTTGATATAAGAAAGATCATCTTTATTTATTGCTCTAGCCGTTAAAAACATCCCAGTTTGATTGGGCTCGATATGTTCTTTGCATTCCATATTTTTCCTTTATTTGTTGATTAGGTATATTATAAGCAAATGTTAAAGCTAGAGCATCCCCTAAGTCTGGTGACTTAAGATATCTTTTCTTAATCTCATCTTTAGGCTCTATCTTTAATCTCCCCTGACTATCAAAAGTATATCTTGGTGCAATTAGATCACTATGCAATTCATCATTGTCTTCTATTTTTACTCCACCTTGATCTTTTAACCAATCCCCCATTTTTCCCCACATCTCCGCTCTTTTATTTAAATATCTATCTGCTTCATCTGATTTAGACCCAAAATTAACTCCAACCACTACTCTAGTATAATTTAATTCTTTTAATCTATCGTATATCCCTGCTCCTATTCCACCCATATCAACAAATACTTTCTCTGGACGGTAATGGTTAATCATCTGAATTATTCTACCTACAACCTCCATAGTATCTAATCCTTGGAATATTTCATGTTTATATTGAACTCTTCCATCTCTAAACACAATTGCTGTCCTATCTCTTCCTTTATGAGCTGGATCTACACCAATAACTAGTTGATTTCCTTTTTGGATATTCTTAGCTGTTCTTGCTTTTATTACTGTTTGTGGTTGTATTAATGAATCTTCGCTAGAAGTCTGGAAAGCCTCGTTAGGAGTTGCAGGATATTCTTGTTTGAATTGCCATTCACCACCTGTAAAGTTAGCTATTTTGTTTCTTCTCCATACTATTTGCTTATCATCTAAGTTATAAGCCTGTTTATATTCTTGTTCCTCATCTGTTAATTTAAAATCCTTTGGAACTTCTAATCTATACTCATCTTGCCAAAACCAAGGTATAAATATTAATTTATATTCATTTAAACCATGCATAGCATTAATTGCCATACGATGAAACATATTACCTATTCCATTAGCTGTACTCTCTAAAATAATTTCAGTGTCTTTTACATCTGCAACAGTTTGCATTATTCCTGTACTTATTTCATCTGTATTTTCCCAAAACCCCACTTCTGATCCATGAAGTAATTGAATAGTATCTGATCTTCCAACTTTTCCTCCTCCTGCCGTTCCTATTCCATAACCTGAGTCAAGATCATCAAAATACAATTCTTTAGCATTAGATATTCCAGTTGACGGTTTAATAAAATCAGGAATGTTTTCATGATATCTTTGAACTAATTTATATAAATTATTAGTTGCATCTTCTCTATGTGTTAATATAAAGACTCTTGCTCCGAATCTTTGGGTAACTTGATGATAATATCTACCTGATACATAGGTTGAGCAACCCTGTTGACGACCTTTCAAAATTATAGCTCTGATTCTTCCTGTTAATTTCCTTTGATTCTCTAGTTCTTGATGTAAATATACTTGTGCTTTATTAAGAACAAAGGGCTTTATATCACCTTCTTTAGTTCTAATCTTTAAACAAGTTTCTGCATATAATGGAAAGTCTCTTAATAACTGTCTTCTGTAATCTTCGTTCATTTCGTAATATAATATTACTGTCTGTTAGTACTCACTCTATGGGGTCATGTTCTATTATATTACAAGAATCATCACTATTCTCTTTATCAGGGGTAATATCTTTTAATGCTTTTTGATTATTCTTTAACCATTCCTCATATTTCTCTTTACTTACATCTGCTGTTTCTAGACTTCTTTTATCTTCCCAACCAAAATTATTTTTTAAATTAAATATGACTCCTGTTACATTATTATCAAAGAGTTTTTCCTCTACATATTGTTGTATTCTATCACGTGCTCTTTTTATTGTGAGGAGGTACTCATCTCTGTAACTATAACTTAATAAGGTTTTCCTGTCTATTTCTAAAGCATATGCTAAACCACTCATAGTATAAGGTTTTAGGTTTTCTTTACACCATGCAAAATACAAATCTATTTTTAATTCTAATTCCTCAACAGTCTTAATTTTTAATGGTCTCCCCTCTATTCTTCCTCTTGCACTTAATGCTGACATATAGTACCTTTCTTATATTAAGTCTCCATCCATTACTTTATTAAATTCTTTTAATAAATTTGTATATTCTGTTATCATTCCTACAGAAGAGAACATTGCAGCTGTATTAGGATTTAATATATATTTCTTTCTTAATTCTTCTATTTTCTTTCTAGCTATTATAGGAGACTCTAAAAGTTCTTTCTTTAAAGAATATAAAGTTTCTCTTAATTTAAGTTCTAATCTAACTATTGCTATTGTTCTTTGCTCTTTTTTCTTTCTCATTTCTTTTTCTTTCTAGACGTAGCTAATGCTATAGCTATTGCCTGTTTCTGTGGTTTACCTTCTTTTCTTAGAGTTCTTATATTCTTTGATATAATTTTTTTACTACTTCCTTTCTTTAATGGCATTTCTTTCTCTTTTAAATTATTAGAGCAGAATTGGGGGAATTTCATTAGGTATATATGAACGTAGAGAACAAAGCCTTTTCCTGCTCCTTCTATATTATAATACAATCCAAAATAGAATCAAGATCTAATTTCAATTCTATCATATGTGATAATTCAACACTTTGACAGGACAATTTAATACTTAATAATTGACAATATTAAAAAATATTTTTATATATTAAATTATATTAATTATTATAAAAGGTTGAAAATCAATTATGGCTCTTAAAAAAGATTATATAAGATTGTTTAAAAAGTCCCTACTTGCGTTAGATAATAGGGTCATTGAGCTTAAAATAGCTATGAATG